AAAGCACAAAAGATAGTTAGAAAATTTCAAGATTCTTTCCAGCCTGTAGGCGCTATGATGGATGAGCTTAGAAACAAAGGTTTTACAATAGCTGATGCTATGGACCCTTATCTAAGAGAGTTAAATTCTACAGGTGTTATTGGTGCTAAGATAACAGATTTAGAAGAAACTATTGTTAAGCCTATGATAGAGGATATAGAAAAACTTAATATTACTGATGAACAAATAGCAGAACTTGAGAGATTATCGACAAGTGCATCATTAGATCTACAAGAAGGTGGATATGTTAAGAAAGCTATAGAAGCCGCGCCTGACAATAAGATAGCTATAATTGATGCTTACTTATATGCTATGCATGCTAAAGAAAGAAATAGACAAATATTAAATGATCATCAAAGAGGATTAGGTTCTGGTATGTCTGATGCTGAAGCTAACGCAATACTTGGTTGGTTTGACGGGTTAGATAATACGAGTAAAAATATTATTTTATCTACAGATACTTATGTCAAGAGAATAATAGAAAGCACTAATAATATTAGATATGAGAGTGGTCTTATAACACAAGATGAATATGATGGCAGAATTAGATTTAATCACTATGTTCCTTTACGTGGTGATTTAGACTCTGATCAAGAGTTTAATGATGATAGGCTTAATAGAGCTAGAAGAACAGTTAATTACTTTGGTGCGTTAGGCAAAGAAGATAAAGCTGCCCGTGGTCGTGGCCCAAGATATGCAGAGAATCTTTTAGCTTCTGCCATATCACAGAATGTTAGAGCTATTGATAGATCTGAAAGAAACAAAGTAGGACAAGATCTTTTAAGATTGTTAAGGGGTCAAGAGGAACAGTCTGATGGTACGTTGGCTACTAACGATGCATTGTCAGCAGACTTGCAACAGAATTTTGCTGAAATTACAGATAACAAAGATCCATTAGACCCAAATCAATTATCAGTAAAAGAAAATGGAGTAGAAGTTTACGTAAACTTTTACAGGGATAGCACAGCCAGTGCTTTTAAAACACATTACGAACCTAAGCAACATCATACATTTATTAGAAGTTTAGCCAAGTTAAATAGATTTTTATCTAACGTAAGTACCACTTATAATCCAGCTTTCGTTATTCCTAACTTTGCAAAGGACTTGGAAACAGCATTGGTTAATATACAACAACACGATGCTGAAGGTGTGACAAAGGAGATAGTTAGAGATGTAGCTTCTGCTATTAATGGAATAAGAAAAGTTTTACGTAACAAAGATGACTCTAGTTTTTGGTCACAAGAATATAATAAGTTTGTAAGAGCCGGTGGTAAAAACGCCACTAATATGATGGGTACGGTAGAAGATCAGATGAATAATTTAAACAATCTGCTTACTCAAATTAGTGAAACAACATCTTTGGGATTAAATAGAAAGAACTTCTTTTACAAAAAAGGTCAAAGCCTTTTAAAGTTTCTGGATGATTATAACACAATGATTGAAAATGGTGTTCGTGTAGCCACATTTACTAATTTAAAGAAAAGAGGTTTTACTGATGCTAGGGCTGCCGAAGCAGCTAGGAACGTTACAGTAAACTTTGCCAAAGGTGGTGAAGATAAAGTTTTTATGAACTCTTTATATTTATTTTATAATGCATCTTTACAAGGAAGTATGGCTATATTTAATGCGGCTTATAAGTCGTCAAAGGTTAGGAAGCTATTGGGTGGTTTAATAGCATATGGCATACTTCAAGATCAGTTAATGGCTATGTTTAGAGACCCTGAAGACGAAGATGAGATGAACCCCTACGATCAGTTGAGTGATTATCAGTTAGAGCATAATTTAGTTTTTGGTAACTTTGGATTATCTGATAAGAAATTTACTACAATACCACTAGCTTATGGACTTAATATGCCATTCAACTTAGGCAGAGCTTTAAGTCGCTACACACGAGGCGAATATACTTTTGGACAAATGGCAGACAGTATTTTTGGGACTACTATGGAAACATTGTCCCCATTTGGTGCGATAGAAAACTTTGAAACATATATTATTCCAACTGCTTTTAAGCCAACAGCAGAAATGTTTATTAATAAAAATTATAGAAATGATCCTATATATAAAGAAACGCCTATGTACGCTACAAGATCAGGTGCAGATGCCTATACACATTGGACTACAACCGGACCGGTTTCTAAGTTTATAGCACAAACACTAAATGATTTTACCGGTGGCGATGAAGTGGAGAGTGGTTTAATTGATGTATCTCCGGACACAATAGAATATTTTTATGAGTATGTGATAGGAGGGGCAGGTGCTTTTGTAGGTAGATCTGTGAATTTGTCAGTTGATGTTACTAATGCCATCGCCACGGGAGACTTTAGTGCGATAACAGCAAACAGAATACCTTTTGTTAGAAAGGTTGTTACCCAGCCGTCTGAAAGAGTAGATACACAAAATTACTTAGAAAAGAGAAAAGAGCTATTCACGGTTTTTTCTAGAATTGATTTGGCTAGAAGAAGAGGTGATGCAGAAAATATACGTAACTTAATGTCTAGATACGATGACGAGGTTAGGATATTCGGTAGGTTCAAGGCTCTAGACAATGCTAGAAATAGATTGCTTAGACAAATCAGAGAGTTAGAAAGAAATCTTAGAATACCGGATGAAACTAGAACCAAGTTAATAAAACTTAGAAGAGACAGAATACAAGAGATTATGAAAAAGGGTATTCAGTTAATGAGAAGTGTGGGGATACGAAAGACTGCATGATAGTAATAGAGCCAATGAGTATAGATAGCACCGGCAATGTAGGCATTGGAACTGTCATAGTAAAACTTTACGTAAAGTTTTTGTCTAACTTTCCCGTGCCGGGGAACGACTTATCGTAGTCATTTCTTTTTTATTTTAATTAATTCTTTAAGATACCATTCGGCTTTCAATAAATCTTCTAAACTGTTCTTGTTCTTATGCCTGTATCTCCACATATACTTAATTATATTACCTTGTAAATAATACTCGTATCCATTTTCGCATGCAGATTTAATTGCATCGATACATTCCACGTTACCTTTTCTGTAATGATTAGGCTTGTTAACTTTATCATTCTTCATCTAAATATTCCTCTATATCGCTGATCTTATGTTGATTTATGAATATTGGAGTGTCATCGCCAACCCATGCACCTATGGTATTAAAATCAAACCACTCCACAGCCTCTTCCTCACTCCATTTATTGTCATGCATCAATATCATTATGCATTTATCATAATCATATAATGCAACTTGATTTCTACTAAAAGCACTTATAGTAGTTCCAACAAATGCTTCTTTGTATTCATCGTATAATTTCATTTTAATCCATGCTCCTTGTGATGACAGCTAATGCAAAGCAAGTCACATTTAGCTATTTCTTCTTTTATCTTTTCCATAGAATGGTTCTTGCCAACCAATCTAGATATATTGTTAATCTTTGTATCAGGATCTCTATGATGGAAATGTAGTATATCCGGATTATCTTTGTATCCACATACCATACATCCAATCTCTTTCTTGTAAGCACTTACTTGCAATCGTTTTTCTGCTTTACGTCTAGCATTTAATCTGTTGGTTGCTTTGTTTTTAAATCTTTCATTGGCATCATTCTTGGCTTGTTTTGAGGTTAAGTTCATTTTTAAAGAATTTTTTACTAAGAAACTTTCCAAGTCTTTATTAAAGTTACTGTAATTATCTAGTTTGTCTGCCAACTTTCTAAACTGATTTGCCATACAATTATAATTTATTTGCTTACTAACCTCGTCTTCAGAGTATTCTTCAATAGATATTATGTATCCATCTAGTCGTTTCTTTACGCCATTAACAATGCCATAAGCATTTTCTACTTTTTTATCTATTTTCATGTCTGTTCTTTCTTGGCTGCCGATAAATCAGAGTGTGAAATTATTTTAAAATCATTTATATCAAAGTGGCATACCGGCTCTTGATCTTGCCAATCATCCCTATCAGATCTGCCACCTTGCTTTACCTCAAAGTCACAAAAGAAATCTATCCATCCGGTTGCGTCTGACCAACTTACAAATAAAACTGATTTAGTTCCGGTCACGGATGCTAACCTTCTGGCTATAATTACTTTGGATAAAGATATTATATAAGTAGAAAAGTCATGTACTGAATTAAGTCTGCATTTTACTTCAGCAAAACCTAACAGCTTTTCGCTTCTATACATGACGTAATCTAACTTATAAGTTAATGGTAACTTTGAATAAGACATATCCCATTTATCTGACATATGTCTTAAAACATTTTTTTCTTTGTCGAGGTCATCTTTCGATTCGTATTTTACCCTAGTCATAACTTTACGTAACTTTTTGACTTCGTTGTTCTTCCAACCAAGCCTTGACCTCTGCCTTGCTCC